GATCTATTACATCTACTCAAATTGTTGCAGGTGGATTTGGGTATACTTGGGGAATTGTTGATTTAGGTAGTCTTCAACCTGTGGGAAGTCTTCCAAATCCAGCAAAATTAATACCAATCATTCCACCATCAAAAGGACATGGTTACGACATTTATACCGAATTGGGAACAGATAAGGTATTGGTATATGCCAGATTTGATGACTCAACAAAAGATTTTCCAACAGATACCAAATTTGCTCAAGTTGGAATTATAAAAAATCCAACTACTTTTTCTTCAAATACTGCTATTTTTACAGAAAATCAATATTCATCTCTAGGAGCAATTAAATTAGATCCTGAGTTTGATGACAATCCTGGTATCGGAGAAGAAATTACCCAAACTGTGACTAATGGAACTGCAAGAGGTTATATTGCATCATATGATAGTGAAACTAAAGTCTTAAAATATTTTCAAGATAGATCTTTATATTTTGAAAATAGTTTAAATCAAACTGATAGTACAGATCACTCTAGAGTTTATAATTTCGAATCTACTGGAGGATCAATTATTTCAACTGGAGCATTTTCATTTACAGTATCTATTGATAGTACTTTCGGGACTCCCACCCCAACAAATAAAGTTACAGTTGGCGGTAAAGTTATAGACTTGGGAGTAACTTTCACTGCAGGTCTTGCAAATCCAGAGATAAATAAAAAGACAGGAGATATAATTTATATTGATAATAGACCCCTGGTAACAAGAGACATTAGGCAAAAAGAAGACATTAAAATTATCCTGGAATTCTAACTAAAAATGGCACAAAAAACAGATTTAAACATCAGTCCATATTATGATGACTTTGATTCTGAAAAGAATTTTTACAAAGTCTTGTTCAAACCAGGATATCCAGTACAGGCAAGGGAATTAACAACTCTTCAATCTATCTTACAGGATCAGGTAAAATCTTTTGGAAGTCATATATTCAAAGAGGGATCGGTAGTTATTCCTGGAAATATTGCCTATGATGGAAATTTTAATTCTGTAAAACTTAATCCAACTAATTTTGGAGTTGATATTTCTCTTTATATTAATAATTTTATTGGTAAAAAAATATCAGGGCAAATATCAGGAACAACAGCAATAATTCAATTTGTTTCTCTCCCCGATGGAGAAAATGTAGAAGATTTAACAATATATGTAAAATATTTGGATTCTGATAATAATTTTCAGTTTAATCCGTTTGAAGATGGGGAATCATTAATTGCAGAAGAAAATATAACTTATGGTAATACTACCATTAATGCAGGAACTCCATTTGCATCATTAATAGCACTGAATGCAACATCAGTAGGTTCTTCTGCATCTATTGGTGATGGAGTTTATTTCATTAGAGGTTATTTTGTTAATGTATCTAAACAAACTATAATTTTAGATAATTATACAAATACGCCTTCATATAGAGTTGGACTAAAAATTGACGAATTAATTCTCAGTGCTGGAGATGACAGTTCATTGTATGACCCATCTAAGGGATTTACAAACTATGCAGCACCCGGAGCAGATAGATTTAAGATTAATTTAACTCTAACGAAGAAATTAATATCAGACCTCAACGATACTGATTTTGTTGAACTTTTGAGAGTTGAAAATGGAAAAATTAAAATTATTGAACAAAAAAGTCAATATAATATAATCAAAGATTATATGGCAGAAAGAACTTATGATGAATCTGGTGATTATACAGTTGAACCATTTAATGTATCCGTAAATAATTCTTTGAATGATAGGTTGGGTAATAATGGTTTATTTTTTAATACTGAAACCACAGAACAAAAAAACAAACCATCAGAAGACTTGATGTGTTTGAAAATATCTCCAGGAAAGGCTTATGTGAGGGGATATGATGTAGAAAAAATTTCAACAACGATTATTGATGTTCCTAAACCAAGAGATACGGCACGAGTAGATAATGTAAATGTTCCTTTTGAAATGGGAAATAATATTATAGTAAATAATGTATCTGGAGCACCAAAACAAAAACTTACAATAGATTTATTGGATCAATTTGTGGGATCTGGAACCACTATTGGAAACGCAAGAGTATATAATTTTAGTTTAACTGATGCTGCTTATAGAAATAATACTACTAATTGGAATTTATATCTTTATGACATTCAGACTTATACAACTGTCGGTTTAAATACTTCAGTAACAAGTACAGAATTACCCGCCACATCGTTCGTAAAAGGAAAAAGTAGCGGTGCCAGTGGTTTTGCTGTTTCTGCTGGTGAAGCATCATCTACTATTAACTTAAGACAAACTTCCGGAACATTCTCAGTTGGAGAGCAATTAATTATCAATGGGATTGATTTCCCAAGAACTATTAGAACAGTAACTGCATATTCCACAGAAGACATTAAATCAGTAAAACAAACAACCACTGTATCTGGACTTTCAACAAATTTTACTGCAAATTGTTTTCTTGAAAGATTTAGATTACCTAATGGAATAACTCAAGGAACAATTAGTGGTGGAAACACCTTAGTAAGCCCAGGAAAATTCTTTACTGGTGTAAAAGTAGGATCAATTATTAGATATCAAACTACAACTGGAGATGAATCGTTTAATCGTGTAACAGCAGTTTCTGCTGATGGTGCATCACTAAGTATTGTTGGTGTTACTACAGTCTCCGGAATATGTACTGGTGCGGTAACAAACGGAACTTATAATAATATTTTTATTGGAGCACCAGTAATAAGAAATGAGAATTCCGGATTCTTATATGCACAATTACCAGATCCTAATGTCTCTTCAGTAAATCTTTCAGATTCATTATTAACAATTTCCGAACAAATAACAGGACAAGGCACAAATGGTAGTGGAGTATTAGAATTCAATACCTCAGCAATTAGTGGAATTTCTAGTGTATTTTTTGAGTCATTTGATCAGGAAAGATATTCAATACACTATAGTGGAGGTGGTATTGGTACAATAACCTCTGATCAGTTTGTTTTGAGTGGAAATATCGTAACTATTAGTGGATTATCTCCTTCGGAGACAGGTGTTGTTGTAAATACTACACTAGTTAAAAATGGAATTCAAAGCAAGATAAAAACCTATAATAAAAGTCAAACTTTAAATGTAGCAAGATCGAAGTATCCACAATCAGGAAGTGGAATTAGTTCTTCAATTGGAGATGGTCTTACTTATAATCAATTTTATGGACTAAGAGTTCAGGATGAAGAGATATCACTAAATTACCCAGATGTGGTAAAAATTATTTCAGTTTATGAGTCATTTGATTCTTCTGCACCTACTTTAGATCAAATACAGTTCGGTGTCAGTGCTAGTGTATCAACTAATGCTATTATTGGTGAAAATATCATAGGAAGTGATAGTAAATCTATAGCAAGAGTTGTTTCAAGTCCATCTACCAATGTTCTTGGTGTAGTATATTTAAATTCAGAAAGATTTACAAATTCTGAAACGGTTACATTTGAGGAATCAAACATAACCACAGAAATTGAAGCAATAACTCCCGGAAAGTATAAAGATATTACCAATTCGTATAGACTTGACAAAGGACAGAAAGATCAATATTATGATTATTCTAGAATTGTCAGAAATAAGGGCACTACAGAACCATCAAAACAACTTTTAGTTGTGTTTGATTATTATTCAATTCCTTCTAATGATAGTGGTGATGTATTTACAGTATTAAGTTATGATAAAGATAGATTTACACATGATATCCCATTTATTGGACCAAGATCTGTAAGATCCTCAGATACTTTAGATTTCAGACCAAGAGTTTCTATTTTTACCTCAAATAGTTCTTCACCATTTGATTTTGCATCAAGAACTCTAAATCCCACACGCATTTTATCACCAAATGAAAGTTCATTACTTGGTTATGATTATTACTTAGCAAGAATTGACAAACTATATCTTGATAAAAATAAAAAATTTATTCTGGAAAAAGGAATATCCTCTAACACTCCTAAGGAACCGGATAAAAATGATGCCGTAATGGAAATTGCCACCATAAAACTACCACCATATCTTTACGATCCAGCAAATTCCGTAGTGACATTAAAGGATAATAGAAGATATACTATGAGAGATATTGGTTTAATTGAAGATAGAGTGGAAAACTTGGAGAGAGTTACTTCATTGTCTTTACTTGAAGTAAATACTCAGACTTTACAGATTCAAGATGCCGATGGTAATAATAGATTTAAGAGTGGATTTTTTGTGGATGATTTTAAAAATTATTCATTCATCAATAGAGGATTATCTTCCATTAGAGTTAATACATCCACAAATGAAATAACACCTGTTACTAGTAGAAATTCACTAAAATCGCAAATTGCACCAGAGTCTGCAATTACTGATGAAAATTTAGATTTTTCAGAAAATTTTAAGTTACTAGATCCAAATGTAGTAAAAACAGGAAAAGCAGTAACTTTAAAATACGAATCTATTGGGTGGATAGAGCAAGCATTTGCCACAACAGTTGAAAATGTAAATCCATTTAATGTTATTGTTTATAGTGGTGATATTAAGTTAAGTCCAGAAATTGACAATTGGGTGAGAACAATTCAACTTCCTGATAAAAATATTGACATAACATTAAATTCTAGCAGAACGCTTACTAATAATTTAACAAGTAATGTTTCCGTTAATCTGACACCAATTAATACTCAAACGAGTGAAACTGTTAGATTGCCAAATATAAGGGGACAAGGCAATAGAACTATTACTAGTAATTCTAGCACTACAACATCAAATACTGATACAAATACTACTTCCAATACTACAACAACTGAAAGTTTTGATACGGTAAGTAATACTGATACAACAATAAGAAATGTACTAATATCATCATCTAATGAATCATTTATGAGGTCCAGAAATATTCAATTTTCTGTATCTAATGTCAAGCCATCTACACAATTTTACCAATTCCTTGATGGAAATAGTGGAGTTGATTTTATTCCCAAATTAATAGAGATAACAAATACATCCGGAGCATTTGTAGTTGGAGAAACTGTTATTGGAACATCTGGGGGTAATAATTTAATTTCATTTAGAGTTGCAGCACCAAATCACAAATATGGTCCATATAATGCGCCATCTACTACTTATACAATTAACCCATATATTAGAACTGAATCTATAGCATCGGGATATAGTCAATCATCAAAAGTTTTGAATGTTGATACGGTTTCACTATCAGAAGAAGCTCAAGGAAAGTACTCTGGATATTTACTTAGAGGTATGCAATTGGTTGGTCAGACTAGTGGATCTGTGGCAACCGTAAGTGACTTAAGACTTATTTCTGATAATTTTGGAGATTTGATTGGAACGTTCTTTTTAAGAGATCCAAATACAGTCCCAACTCCAACTGTAAGAATTTCTACTGGAACTAAAACATTTAAGTTGAGTTCAAGTTCAACAAACGATCCAGGTCTTCCAGGAAGTTCGGACACTTCAGTTGCTGAAACAAATTTCAATTCTGATGGTACTCTTGAACAGTGGGAAAATACCGTTACGGCAACTACTAAAAATCTAACAACAAAAACAGTCACCAATCTTACAACAAATACAACAACATCACAAACAACAATAAATACTCATACCAGAACAACTATCCAGAGATTTGTAGACCCTCTTGCACAATCTTTTGTTGTTGGTGGAAATATAGAGGCTCCAGATTCTTCTAGAGAAGGATTGGCAACTGATGATTCTAATGGTGCCTTTTTAACTGCCGTTGATTTATTCTTTGCCAAAAAAGATAGTGGAAATGCTACGGTAAAAGTTGAAATAAGAACTGTAGAACTAGGAACACCCACGAGGATTGTTATTGGAAATTCGGTTACATTGAGACCAAGTGAAGTGAATACTTCTTCCGATGCTTCCGCTGCAACTAAGGTTACTTTTGATGAACCAATTTACCTACCACCAGGAAGAGAGTATGCTGTCGTAATTATTTCAGAAAATAGTGATCAGTATGAGATGTGGACTGCGGTCATGGGAGAAAAAACTGTTAATACAAAAGATCTTCCAGATGTTAGTGCCGTCACTTATTCAAAAC